CTGTCTGTCCACTACCATATAAAGATACTGACATAATTATTCCTTAAACAGGATTAGCGATTGCAACGAGTTGTGCAGTAGTTGTAGCAGCGGCAATAGCAGTACGACCATTAGTCAATTCGGTAGTAAAAGTCGCATCGTCTGGTGTATTAGCAATACTGGCTAATGTATTTAATTGACGCTTTTGGGCAACTTGAACCGCAGCAGCATTGAACTGTGCCAGCTTGATTGCTTTAGCTTTTTCAAAGTTTACTGTTACTGTAGAGCCGTTTAATTCCCAAGCATCAAAGAATTGAGCATCTGCGCCTTGTGGAAGCAAAGTGCTATCAATAATGATTGAGCCAGCAGGAGTATCTTTAGCTTGAACTTCTTGAATAGATAGCTCACCTGTTGGGACTGTTACACTTACTCCACCATTGGAGTTTGCATGAATGATTACTTGTGACATTATTTTTCCTTTAGTTACTAAATACTGCGAGAGAAGCCCTTGCAATGTTTACATATGAACTACCATCAAAAAAACTCATACCAGTATAAGTTGATGTTTGTCCTGCATCGTTTCTTATATATACATTTGAACCTGTATTTGATGCAATTATATTTGCATAACTTGAGCTAGGCATTGCGTTTGTAAAATTAACTTGATATTGCCCAGTACCTGCATAAGTAACAGAACTTACATTGTATGAATTTAAAATTGTTTGAGTGCTTCCATTGTATTCAACCCATGCTTTGCAACTACCAGTAATGGCATTAGTCATCGAGGTGCTAGTACCAACACCGTTTTGTAAGGTGTCGGCTACGAGAGTCCCAGCCATTATGCTTCTCCTTTAATTTTCGCCCATTGACGCTTTGCAGCTTCGGACAGTTTTTGTTTGGTTTCGTTTGACACGATTTTCCCCTTATTAAAAGCAGATAATTTAGCTTTGGTTTCTGCAGATACAACTTTACCAGTATGTGCCTTTTTTATAGCTTCCCCAATATGTGCTGGTCGTTTTTTGCCACGCAGTTTATCCCCAATCTGTTTCTTTAATTCAGGGCTTCTATTTCGCAATGCTTCTGAAACCTTCTCAATCGCTTCAGGTGACCTTTTCCAACCTAGTTGAGCTACCTTCATTTTGGCAATCGTTTCGGGGGCTATATCACCCTTTCTTGACCCGCCAAACTCAATATTATAGCCATTAGGAATACGGCTATTCATAACAGTAATCCAAAATCGTTCTGCAAAATTAAGAATAGCTTTATTGTTTAAACCAGTACAAATTGGCATATAGTCAAAGTTCTCTTTACCATGCTTGCGGTATGCCCTTGTCATTAGCGTCCCATGACCTACCTTATTGCCAGCAACAATAGTCTGACCGACATATTGCTTGCCGTTCAGATTATTGGTGACTAGGTAGATTGTTCCTGCCATGATTTATCCTTTATGCGCTTAAAATGCCAACCATTACAGTTGCACAATCGTATGGTGTTGTTGATGCTTTTGTAGAAACTCTTACAGATGATGTAGCTATATTTCCAGAGCCATCGTTAATACTTAAAACAATATTTTGATTTGATTGACCGCCAGTATTAACATATTGGCAACATCCTGTAACTACATAATTAACACTAGGCATTGCTGTTGTATAGTTAATTGTGTAATCACCTGTACCATTACGAGTTACAGAGCTTACATTTAACGAATTATTAATTGTTGCTGATGAGCCTACAAAGTTTACCCATGCTTTAGCAATACCTAAATAAGCATTATTAGTGCTAAATAAGCCTGTACTAGAATTAATTACGTCTGTTTGTAATGTGCCGTATGCCATTGATTTTCCTTAAATTATCGCCCATCTTGAACCGCTAGGAATAGAAACTGTTACTCCGCTTGCTATCGTGATGGGTCCTACGCTTTCGCCATTATAGCCCGCTGTCATGGTGTAATTAGCTGTTATTATTTGTGTATTTTCATAAACAGCGCCCGATGCCACTGCAGCAGCTACTGTACTCCAAACAAAGCCTGTACCATTATATAAAATAGCTGTTCCCGCCACACTAGGGGCAGTAATAAATCCTGTAGTAGAAGAAGCAGACTGATATAATATTTGATTAGCCGCCCCGCTTGCAATATTAGCTACTGTAAGACTAGATGCTGTTCCAGTTAATCCTGTTCCCGCTCCATTAAATTGCGTTCCAGTAATTGCTCCAGAACTTGATACTGCGCCTGTAATCGTAGCTGTTCCGCTAACTTTTAAATTACCGTTAACGTTCCAGTTTCCTGCCGCAGTGGTCTGGGCAGAATAGAATCCAATACCGTTTCCGCTCACATTTGAGGCATCACAATAACATTGAGCGGTGGTTAACGCTGGAATGACCAAAGAAGTAACCCCACCAGAAGCCACCATTGTTAAGTTTTGTGTCGTATTATTGACAACCACATAGAGCTTATTTTGGGCTGGTGCAGTGATAGTCGGAGCGGCAGAAGGAGTACCAGAGAAAATAAGGCACATATTACGGGCATCGTCTGATACACCGTTTAAATTGGTTAAAGTATAAGCACTTATCCCGTTCAAAGAAATAGCCGCTACGCCCGTTATAGCTTGTTCTAAGAGCGTTCCTAGATTGTTATTAGTGGTCGTCCCCCATGTACCAGACTGGTCTCCAGTACCCAAAAGGGAAAGCTTTAATGAGGGGCTATAAGTAGTTGTCATGGGTAGTTGTTATTGATAGGGGTCCAATTAGGGGTTTCTGTATCATTTACAGCCGTCCAACTCAAAGCTTGGGTATTATTAATCACGCCCCAAGCGCTGTTCTGGGTATCGTTTATTTTGTACCATCCAAACACAAATGGGCTGTCCAATAATACCAAATTTTCTGCTATTTGACTAGTGAAATTTGCTATTACTGTAATTCCATCGGCAGGGTTGATGCCCTCTGAAATAAGTGCATTTTGTATGCGGACTGCTGTTTGTGCATCTGCCGCGCTTAAGTTTTCTGTAATGGTAGAGTTATAAATTTTAACAACTACGTTAGAGTCGGTTGCAGTAATTGCTTCAGACAGGTTAGATACAAAACTTGCTAAAACAGTCTCTAATTCTAAAATATTGGCGCTTTCAGATATGACTACTGAAAAGTTAGCGACCACTGACGGAGCATCTGAATAGCCCGCATTTTCAAAAATTACACTGGCAAAGTTAGCTACTACAGTCTGGGAATTAGCTAGGGTTATAGCTTCAGATATAGAAGAAACAAAAGAAATAACAACCGATTGAGCGTCCGCTAAAGTGGCGGCTTCAGTAATGGCATTAGCAAAGGTAGCAAATCCAGTACTATTATCGGTAAATTGAGATGACTCTGAAATACTTAACTGCGAGAGTATTCCGCCTTGTCGAACAAAGCTACCAGAAGAGAATGGTTGTTTACCAAACATTAGCAGTCAGTAGAGTTTTCGTATTGGCTCAAAGTCTTTAATACGCCATAGATTGCAGGAATAATGTCTCCCTTGAGGTCTTCACAGGCTATATAATGAGCGTGTTCAAGCACGGTCGATAAGTTTTGTTCTCTAGCGGCTTGGTCGTAGTGAATTGCCACTTGGACTTGAATATTGTCTTTTGTGCCGAAAAAGTTAGTAATTCTAGCGTAGGCTTGGGGTGCTGGTACGCCAAATTGAGTTGTTGGAAGGTTAAGTTTTAGTGCCATGATTACTCCTAATTAAAATGCCATTTCTGTTGTGCGAATTTGGCAAACTGTACGAATTGTTGTGCTTGCTTGCCCTGTAAAAGTTACTTTTAAACCACCGTTTGTAGTATCTGCCGCTAATGCTATTGTCCATGTAGAAGCACCAACATCAGCATAAAGAGAAGTTACTGTAGAGCCTACAAGTGTTGTAGAAGCTACTCCTGAACCTCTTTTTATTAGACCTGAAATAGTCCAACCTTTACTATTACCACCGCCAGTTACTCCTGAAACTACTTCGCCTTGGAAATAATAAGCAGAGTTGTCGGGCATTATTACTTGATTTGTTGTAGAGCCAGCACCACCATCAGAAGTTAAAACTGTAGCAGTTGCATCTGTTGTTTGCTTTCCAATAACAAGCAATGCGGCTTGATTAGAATTTCCACCAATAGGAGCAGAATTTGCCGCAAAAGCTATATTTCCAGTAATTCCTCTTGTAGTTCCATAGTAACCAATACCTGTTGAATAATTACCACTAACATACATACCAGAACCAATAGCACAAGTGGCAGCATTGATTGAACTATTGCCCCAACCGTTAGCCACAAATGACCCTACACCACTAGCTAAATTTCCACCACCGTTTGCACCGTCATAAGTACCACCACCAGCAACAACAGCACCAATTCCTGATGCAGTATTTTTAAATCCACCTAATATAGCAGACCATGCACCACTAGCCACATTCCTATTAGCCGCAGTTCCAGCATCACCACCACCACCAATAAATGAATAACTGCCTGTAGCTTGGTTGTTTCCACCACCTACTACTACTCCATGAGGGGTGTAGAAAGATAGAGTGCTTGTAGATGAACCTGAAGCGTTTTTGCTTAAAGTAAGCGATGTTCCGCTGATGGCGGCTACATAGGTATCTTGAGCAATGCTTGTGCCTGTGATGTATTGACCAACTTTAATGCTTGCGTTACTGCCCGATAGTGTTACGGCAGTAGTGCCATTCATCGTTCCGTTTTGCGTTGTTACTGCTGAACCGCTTGTAGCACTATTAGTAAAACCACCGCCAATAAAATTGTAATAACCTAAAGCAGAGTTTGAGCCGCCACCAACTAAACTAGAATAATTACCACCAGTAGTATTGCTACCACCACCGCCTAAAAATGCAACAGTTCCGCTAGAATAGTTTGTTGAGCCGCCACCTAATACAGAACCATAAGAAGCTGAAGTATTTGCAATTCCACCTAAAATATTGGAATATTGACCACTAGAAACTTGACTAGCTGCACTTCTGCTTGTCTGCCAATCAACAGCATTAGCACCCCTAGCATTACCACCTACTGTAGAAGATGTAGTAGCTTGTGCTTGTAATGCTCCTGTTCCTGCTGGAGAAACATAAAGAGAGCCATCTGATTGTAGTCCTAGTCCTGCTACTCCACTAAATGATAGGGTAGGAGTTCCGTAAACTTGAGAAGATGTAGTTGCTGTATATGGGCTTATTAAATTGCCTACTTCTAGTTGTGGTGCGGCTACAGTAATTGTTTTGCTTGTGCCAGTATATGAATAATTAGTGCCATCTTCTGATACTAATATTTGTAAAGTTGAATTGCCTGCGCTTGTATCTAAAACTGTTATAGATAATCGCCACCATCCACTACCAGCATTAGATGATGAATATGAAACTGGGGCATTAATCATATTTGCATTAAATGCGCCAGTAGTTAAATTAAAAAATGCACCTTGAGCACTATTGCTTGAATACAAAGCTACATAATTTGCAGTACCAGCCTTTACATAGACACTAAATGTATATGTTTGTGCATAAAGACTTACTGTTTGGCTTATTGGATGTGTACCATTATTAGTTCCATCGTTTAATAAGACAGCAGTTGTTCCGCCAAAGGGGTCAGTTTGTGAGCCTGTAACAGTTAAATTTGATGTAGTCCATGCGGCATTAGTTAAAGAGCTAGACTGTAAAAATAAATTCTGCCCAGTACCTTTTAATACTTCTGTCTGTCCTGTAATAGTACCGTTTACTGTTAATGAGTTATCTGTGCCTATTGTTACTGCATCTGTAGCTTGTGAATTAGTAGCAAAATGAATCTTATTGTTGCCGATTGTGCCAAGAACTAAATCTGTGCTACCAGTTAAAAAATAACCATATCCGGGCGCATTTATAGAGCCTGTACCGCTATATCCTGATGAGTTGATACCTACAGTAGCAAAGTTATTAGCAGCCGTTCCTTGGTCGTTATATGCAATAAATTCTGCTGATGCTGCTGTGCCGCTATTGGTATTTTGTATGACGTGCTGATAATAGCTATTGGAAGAAGCAACCGAACTGATGACCATGCCAGTATCACTAAATGATGTAGCTGAACCAATTTGTATTTGACCGCCCGCCAAAGTTGCGGTTAATGATTGGTTTGAAAGTAGTAACTGTGCAGGTAAAGTAACGTTATTGCTTGCGTCTTCGTTAACAGATTTTCCAGCGGGATAATCAACCCAAACCGTTACTGAACCACTAAAAGTTACTGCAGCGCCCGAATTGGATGATGATAGGATGGTCGTTCTGGTTAATGTGTTTCCAGAAGAAACATAGGTTCCTATGCCTACTTCCCAGTTTGTGCCATCGGTAGCGCCGTAATAAGTCGTGTTGCCATTACCAATACTGGAAAATGCTTGATAACTGACAACTGCCCCAGTTAAGCTAAAGCTCACCGTGGTATTAGCGGTTGCGGTTTCCTGTACTCTATCTAGTAATGTTAATGCCATATTATTGCCTATTGTCTATAATGACCCAGTTACTGGATTGGCTATCATTTATTTGAATCCATGCAGCGCCCAGTAATTTTTCTGATAAATTAATATTTTCTGCAATACTGGAGTTATATATTTTAATGACAGTCTCTAAATCTTTTGCATTTAAACCTTCTGTAATAGCATTGATAAATGTTGCATTAGCCACATCTAAATCTGCATAATTTAAATTTTCGGTAATGTTGGCAGTAAATGTAGCAATAACGGCATCAACGTCAATATCCGAAATAATAGCTTCAGATATATTAGCAAATGCCGTTCTTAGAGCGCTTTCTACATCTGCGTAAGTAATAGCCTCAGATACGCTCACCGCATATTGGGCGTTACCTAATCCTGCAAAAGTAGGCTGCGCAAATGCTGCATATCCAAACATTATACAACCACCCATCTACTACCACTAGATATGGTAACGCTAATTCCAGAGGCTAATGTAATTGGGCCAGATGAAATGGCGTTACTTCCGCTAGGTATAGTATAGTTAGTACTAATTGTGGCATTATTTAAAATTAATCCATTAGTAGCGTTAAACTGTGGCGCATTGGCTGTATTGTTTGCATCTAAATTAACAGACTTTTCT